ATCGTCACGCAGGTTGGATCCTGAGCCGCAGCGAAAGCGTAGAAGCCGTCCATGCGACGAGCGACCACGCCACCGGAGTTGCCCTGGGTCGTCTGGTTCGCACGGATCGAGTGGACCAGCGCGAACTCGATGAAGCGCGCCAGCTCCATCGTCGCCTTGCGGAGCTGGTAGACGTATTCGTCACGGATGCCAGCGGTGTTGATGTCCCGCTGGGTGTCCGAGACGTCGAACGTCCGACGGATGATATGGGACAGGTTGCAGAGTCGCTTGCGCGGCACCAGAGGATCGAACGTCGCGTCCGAACCTTCCGGCACAGCCTGCACGTCGGCGTCACCGTTCTCAGGGTCGCCGAATCCTGCGAGGATGTCGACCAACCACTCATGGACGATGTTGTTCGCCGGGACCTTCTCGAACCCCGACAGGAACAACGTGTCCATCGGGGAGATGTTCGTGATGATGTCGAGCAGGTCTTCTCTGTTACCTGTGCCGACGTCGAAGGAGTTCAAGACTCCTAGTGAGTTGATGATGCTCATGGCCTCTCGCTTGTAAGGAAAGGCCGTGACCGATCAGCTCATCTTCGCCCCGGTAGTCTGTGACCAAGCCGCTTGGAGATGTTCTCATCGAACGCCCGCAGACCAGCCTTGTGGTCAGCAGGGTTCACCGAGCGCATGAGGTCACGCGCCCGTTGAGCTTCTTCCACCAGCTCCGACTCAGGATCTGAGGTCGGCTCTGGCATGTAGCGAGGTCTCGATGTTCCGTTGCTCGGTGGGGTGATCGGTGGCACGGCCGACATGCGAGCCTGCTGCCGGGTCACCAGCTCCTCGGGCTCAGCGATCGCTCGCCAAGCCTGTTCCACCGTGCAGTGCTGATTCTTCCCACGGAACATGTCGACCAAAGGACCATGGATCTGCACGTCGAAGGCTGGATAGGTCTCGCTCAGCGCCAGCATCTCTTGATAGATGCTCTTCTGCTGAAGCGATTGAAGATGAGGCATCAGTTTGCCCATCATCCGCTCCTCGAACTTGCCCATGGCCTCATTCAGCCGCTGATCCTGCATCACCTGCAAGCGGATCTCTGGATCGAGGTGGTCAAGGTTCGCCTGCAGCATGGCTTCATACTGCGCTTGAACCTGCTCCAGACGCTGTTGCATCTGGGCCACGGTCTCGTCCCTCTGTCTCGCTTCGGCAAGTGCCTGCTGTCGCTCGCGATCGAGATCGCGTAGCTGGCCTGTGAGTTCTTGAATCCGTCTCTGCGCGTTGGGAGTCGTCTGCTGTTCCGGTTGAGCTTGCGGTTCTGCGCTGGTCAGCGGAGGGGCCAAAGAACCATCTAGCACCTGATCGGGCGTGCCTGCGGTGGGCTGATCTCCGAGCTGCTGCTGAGGAGTTGGCTGTCCCTGCCTCCGTTGCTGCTCGATCGCCTGTCGCATGTAGCTGCCCTCTGGGGGAAGTGGTCTCGGCGGCTGGCCGTCAGGACCCACAGCAACCTTGCGCTCTGGCAGTTCTGCCTGTCGCCCGGTGTGTGGGTTCACGTTGCGCGACAAGTCGCGCTTGAGTGAAGTAGCCGCGTTATCAGCTCGCGTATTGAAGTGTGATGGTTCTTGGTTCTTCATCGACGGCGCACGACTCCCGTCTTGGCTTCAGTGCCAGCCGGCCACGACCCCGGATACGTGGAGTGGTGAGCTGCCCTTTTTGCCGGCATGCTCAAGCTGCAAAGGTCAGTGCTTGACGTTGTCATCGCCCCAGCCGCACATGGGACCTTCCCAGTTGTCATGCTTGCTGGTGCCCTTGTGCTGACTCGCCGTGCGGCTCTCCAGAGCGCTGATCGTCTTCGAGTAGCCCGACTCACGATCGAGCGCATCCTTGTTCTTTCCGGTGATCGGCTGCGCAGCGCCTGCACCTTCCGTGTGTTTGCTCATGTCTGTTTCTCCGGCCTCAACCTAGGTTCAACGTCGCGACGAAAGGAATCCTGCAACTGCGCGAGCGTCTGCGCAAGAGCCTCCCGGTTCTTCTCTGGGTGACGAGCCAACGCAAGGATCTGCTTCAGCTCACGAAGCCGGCCCTGAAGAACCCACAGCTGCTCACTGCTGCCTGCAAAAGCAACCAGCTCATCAACCCTTCCTTGATGGCAGTCCTCCAGGGCCTTGAGGAAATCAGACCATCCCGGCTGATGCTTGACGGCCGCAATCCGGTCAGCAAGGCCGATCGCTCGCTGGTAGGCCTCAACCTGAGCCCGATGCCCCTCTCTAATCTTCCTCTCCCTGTCCTGGATAGACCAGAAGTCGTCAGTCGGCCGCAGCTTCTCCTCGATCACTGAGCACCACCGTTTGGAGCAGCGGTCATCGCTTCCGATTGCGGCGATCCACCGGGTTCCTCGCCGCGCTCATTCTCATTCGAACGGACCTTCGGCGACCCTGGCTCCTGCTCCGGCGATCCGGCGCCTGGGACGTTGCCACCCATCAACCCCATCGCAGCGCCGGCCTGCGCCATCTCCATCAGAACCTTCTCCTGCTGATCCTGAGCAAGCATCAACTTGCGAATGTGTTCAGCGGCATGCAAACGTGCCTTGCCAGCGACAGTTGGATCACGCATCTCCAGCTCTTGGAAACGCTCAGAACCAAACTCCTCCATGTGCGACTGCGCATGGCGCATGTCGTTGTCGTCTGGACGACGCGGTGGCACGACGCCCTGATACCACATCTCCTGCTCTTCATCCGCCGTCATCAAGTGGCCTTCCTCTGGCGGCACCTTGATGAACTCGTCTGCGTTGCGGATGTCGAAACCGAACTCCAGGATGTAGGCAAGCAGCTTCGGCATCTTCACCGCGTCTGGGCCATACATCTGGTTGATGATCGGTGCGCGGTCGAGGATGTTCGTGAGCTGCTGCACCATCACCTGCTTGGTCTGCAGCTTATAGCTCGCCAGAGGCTGCACGATGAAGCGACCGAGGATGTCCTCTGGCGCAACCATGTAGCGGTCCTGGAATCCACGTCCCATCGGACCGATGTCTCGGACCACGCGCGGATAGCTCATGAACTGCTGGTTGTTCCAAGCCATCTGTTCGAGCATCGGCACGATCACCTGACGCTCGTAGTTCTCGATGATGTCGGCCATCCTGATGTTGGCCTCGCTCACCTCGCTCGTGTGTTGCGTCGCAGTCTTGGCGCCACCGAATGGATCCGACGTCCCCATCGATGGGCTCGTCGTTCCGGCCGTCTCACGGATGTCAAGACGCACTTGGTTCATCGACTTGAGCGCTGCATCACTGACGTCCGGAATGTTCACCGGCGCCATCGCGTTGGTGACATCCGGGACCCTGAACGTCTTCCCCGGAGAGATCACCAACTGACCATCAGGGATGTTGGCGTCATCCGAGACCATCATCATCGGGTTGGACGACAACTCCGTAGCAGCATGAAACAGGTTGTCCTTTGCGTCCAGCTCACCACTGAGACGGGCGATCATCTCGATCGCGCCGATCCCGTAGAACTCGTCTTCGAGATCGATCGGCTGCCACGCTTGGTAGGGCTTGCGCCGATGCCAAAACGGGTTCTCGGTCACACGAACAACGAGGCGAAGGCCCTGCGGATCGATCATCACCACGTTGACCATCTTGGTCTCGTAGACCGATCCCGACTTGCGAATGACCAACGGCCCCCACCAATCGATCACTTCGTAGTGAGGGATGTGGGGGGCTGCGGAGGCGTCGCGAGGGTCGTAGACGCCGTAAGCGTAGTTCTTGCGCTCCTTGAACTCGTCACCAAAGGTCATGTCCTTCGTGCCTCGGTGATCCTTGAGCTGGTCGAGATGCAGCCAGTGCCCCATCTCCCCTTGACGCTTCACGTCGTAGTCAGCCCACTGCGATCGGTCAGCGCACCACTCAGCATCATCGATGCTCGATGCGGTTGGTGACGTGAGGAAGTCGAAGATCGGGACGTTGTCGATGAAGTTGCCATCGAACACGATCTCGGTGCGCTTGATCTCCTTCAACTCGGTGACGTAGCGACCAGGGAACTTCTTGTCTGGCTTGCGCACACCCTCGCGGAACGTCACCTCGTCGATCTGCTGCTTCCACCACACCTTCTGAATCGCGGTCCCGTAGATCAGCCCATCACGAATGAACTTAGACGCCTTGGCGTAGTAGTTCATCGCGCGGAACTGCTCGCGCGTCAGCCCCTCTTGCGCTTTGGCTGCACCGTCACGCTGATCGGTCTCACTGTAGAGAGAGAACCATCGCTCTGATCCGAACAGAGTCCGCATCACGCGAGGATGGATCGTCTCCACGATCTTGAACGGCTCTGGAGAGTGGATCCAAGGACGACCGTAGGGGTTCGGCGAGATGGTCTCGCCTCGGTAGAGCCGATAGAACACCAACCACTTGTTGCGCAGGAACTCGTTCGTGTTGGTGAGTCCCTGCAGCGAACCTTGAACCGCCGACTTCGCTTGCGCCACGACGAACGGATCGTTCGCAAGGTTCGGGAACCCGATCGACTCCTCGTAAAGCCGAGCCACCTTCTCCGGGTTGCGGTGATCCCTGTAGGTCTCCTCCAGGGTGTAGGGAGCGCGGATCGGTTCGGTGCCAGCCTTGCGCGAGAAGCTCCCCATGCCACGGGATGGTTCCCCCGCGTTGTCCATCCGGGTCATCGGCTGCATGGGCTCGCCGAGAGTCGTGCGATCAGCCATGGATGCTCGCGTTGCAGATGGCCCATGGGTTGCCGCCGCCGCCCTTGGCCTTCACCTTGTTGACGCACCGATGCAGCTTCTCAGGGTTGTGCCCATGCTGCGTCATCGTCTGCTCGGCCTCAACGATCGTGTCGTAGTCACTCGACCGAAGGAAGTTCCCGACCGTCCGGGACTGCGTCTCGTTCTCCCGTGCTGGCCCGAGTCCCAGATCCGGCGAGATGTCCTGCTGCTTCTTGGCCATGTGGCGGTTCCTCTGTGCGGAAGACGTCGTAAACCGGACCGTGCCATCCCGGCAAGAGCCTGACTCTTCCAGGGTGGGTGGATTCATACCACCGAAGCCACTCCAGCGCTCGTTCCCCGTCCAGATCGTAGAAGCTCGGCCCTCTGCTCACTGGGTTCCTCGGCCCGAAGAAGTAGCCACCGCCGTTCTTCAGCGTGAACCCCATGGCCCAGATCGGGTCGCAGCCCATCACGTGCGCGATCTGGATCTGGTAGCACAACGAGTTGCCACCAAGATGCAGCGGTTGAGTCAACGACGCCGGCACGAATGGTGGTGCGAACTTCCGGTGTCTCTTGCCATCCCTGGCCCGGAACCACTCCGTGATCGGCGCAACCTGGATTTCCTCGACCCTGACCCTCGACTTGCCGACCAGCTTCATGAACCTGGAGCCGGCCGTCGAATAGATCCCTCCGCCGAAAACGTTCTTGCTGCCTACAACAACAGGGGGCCGACTGAATCGATTGAGGTTGCCGTGCTCGGATTTCCAGACCCCGAGATCAAAGACCGTCCAAATCGTGGGGACCAGGAGTCGGAGCGTCCAGTTGCTTCCAAGCACGATCTGACCCCGAGCAGCGTGAAGTCCTGGGGAGTCATCCACCCCTGGGGCTCCCCCAAGTAGGAAGCAGGGCTTGGATCGAGCAATGCCGTCAAGCCAACTCGCTCGATGATCTCGGCGGCGCGGTGCCTCCAGGTGTGCTGCTTCGAAATCAGCTCGGAACATGCGCGACCAATCTCCTCGGCCTCATCGAGGTGTTCAAGGTAGTAGAGCACCAACTCGACAAAGCGCTCAGGCGTTCCAGCGCGAGGAGCGAACGGGAACATCCTCGCCAACTCCTCGCGATGCGAGTCGGACACCACGAGCGTTCCGCACGCAGCCATCTCGAAGAACCTTGGGTTGACATGCGCTGCTGGAAGATCTGCTTCGTTCCAGAAGCCTGTGCCTTCATGGCCGGGTGACCTGGAAGCCAAGTGCATGCCATGCGGCACCGCCATCGTCTTGGGTCGATGAACAACCCGCTTCATCCAGCACTCGCCAGTGATGCCTGGATCCCGATGCACGTTCAGACCAACAAAGCACGAAGCGTAGAGCGATGCGTGCTTCTCATAAGGGATCCACCTCGAAGCTCCCTTGGCGACGGGCTTCCCATTCTGTGGCCAAAAGCGGATGTCGCACCCTTCGACAACCTTCTCCACCATCTTCAACCAAGCATCGCGTGGTGGAAGGCTGGCGTTGCCAAGGAAGAACGCTGGAGTCGTTCTCCGCCCATCGTATTCGACCAGCTTGAAGTGCTCTGGGTCTGCCGCTGGTGGCAGATAGAAGACTCCAGCCTTGTTGACCCGCGCATCCATGTGCGTCTTGATCGTGCACGGGTCCATCGTGAACACAAAGTCGAACTTGGGGCTGTAGCGTGCCGTCTCGCCAGACTCGTATGGTTCGTCACAGAGGTAGACCGCCGTCTTGACCCCATAGCGATGAAGATACGCCGTGAACTCATCAGCAGATGCTGCTCGACCGTGATGGCACCACACGAGATCCGGCTGCTTCCTCAGGACATCCTGGGCGATCATCTTCGGAGCGCCACGCGCACTGACCGTCCTGTAAGCGCTGTTCGCAAACGACAGGTTCTTGCGTAGCCGGTTGATGTCGACGACCTCAACACTGCATCCAATACCTGCAAACGCCTTCGGCCAAGATAGACGGTAGTCATCGGAGTAGATCAGCCCCGAGTCGTCAGCGATGACGACCTTGCACGGCCCCGACGCCCTTGATCTCCCGATGACCCTGGCAACCATCACGTCACCCTGACGCCTGGGGCCATCCACACCGTGCCGCCGCTCTTCACAGCGGCAGCCCCGAACTTCTCAATCCAGTCCGTGCCGTCAACGTCCTCGAACTTCATGTCGTCGATCGCACTCCGCTTGATGAGAGCGAGCGGCCCAAGGTCAGCGAACGTGTTGCCTCGCTGCCTTGCCGGATGCATCGCAATCGACTGCACACTTGGGTCCGTGCCGACGATGTAGCACCGTGGCTCCTTGAGAAACGGCACCTGCATCTTCCCGAACCACTGCTTGTCGTCGACTATCGTCCCTGGCTTGCAAACGGCAACGAACTTGTGGCGACAGTGCTCGACTGCTTGCTGCACCATGAAGTTCATCGGTTTGATCGTCGGGGATGACTCGACGATTGCCCACTTCGCTGCTCCTGCACCGAGCGCTGCCTCGACAAGTCCAAGATCGTTCCTGCGAACGCCACTGACCGAGACAACGATTCTGAACTTGACGTCGGTCTGCTCGTTCAAGTTCTGAACGAGCCCGTAGCCAACGTGATCCGCGAGATCAGCCAGCTCCTTCTTCACGCACGGCACGATGATGTCGAGCACGTTCCTCCTCTTCGTAGTTTGCTTCTCGCTGCTTCTCGCCCTGCTCAGCCACGAATTTGGCGTTGCAAGCTCGCGAGCAGAAATGGATCTGTCGTCCACGACGCAACAAGACCGTCGCATCGATCTTGAGCTGTCGGCTGCAACCATGACACTTGATGGAGATCACGACCACAGTTCGTCTCCATCATGGTTCACCTGAGTCACCTGATTCGCCTGTCTGGCAGGGTCGCGAACGACATCGATGCCCTCAGCGATCGCATCAGATACGAGCTGATCGTCAGCAGCCGGAGTCTCTGCGATCTCCTGCGCTGTCCTGGCAGGCAGGATGTATTCACCACCCTTGCCAATCGGCTTGGCGTTCATCGTCACCACGCTTCCTGAAAGCTGGGCAACAGCTCGATCAACCGATCCTTCGATCATCGATACAACCTGATGGATCCAGTCGGCATCCTTGTAGCGACGCCTCAAGACGTCTTCCGCGAATCCGGCGATCTCAGATGCTTGCTGACTTGGCTGCTTTGATTTCGACCTGCTTCTCTCCAAAAGTCACCACCTTGCTGATCGCGACGAACAGAGTCCCTCGCTGGGTAGGCGCGATCTTCGTTCCACTTTCCATCGATGGTCACTGGCTGGTGCCTCGGCCTTGCTGCTGACGAGCGCCATCCAGGAGCCGGGTGAGGGAAGAACAGCTTCCCATTCGCATCGCGCTTGTCGAGATCACTGATCGCATCAGGGATGTCGTCGTGCTGGCTGTAGGGCCACTCGACCATCTCGTCAACCAACGGCTTCCACTTGCGCATGTTGTCGCGCAAGGACTGCACGAAGTAGATGTTGCCAGCCCTGAAGCGCGGCTCGATCGCCTCGATCCGACGATCCTTCACCTCCTGACTCCGTCCCGTGACAGGAACCAGCTTCGGCCGAGTGAAGGTCTGCCTACGCACTTCATCGAAGAGCGTGGACAGCAACTCCTTGTGCGCCGTGTCCTCCAAGCCAACCGCCTTGAGGTTCAAATACTGGTAACGATCCCACAGGTCGCACACGATCCGCACGGAGTCCGATGGCTTCCATCGGCCAACGTAGAAGTCACGCACGTAGGCGTCTCTGTTGCAGTCGATCGACACAACCCAGAACGCGCAACGATCCGCGCGTCCCTTCTTCTTCTCTTCGGCGATGAACGCGAAGTCCGTGAGGATGTAGGTCCACACATTGTCCGGAACATCGCGGTCCAGGATCACGCGAAAGTATTCAGGCTTGAAGAGCTGGTCTTCGCCTGTCGTCGGCCTGTTCTCGTAGAAGCAAGCGAACAAGCGTGGAGGCATGATCGCCTTCTGCTGCGCGATGAACCTCTCGGTGATGCGACCAGGAAAGAACAGCGCTCCATCCTTCTCTCGCCATGAATGGATCGAGATGTCGAACAGCTTCTTGATCTCCGGCTCCTTCTGGATCCGGCAGTAGATGTCAGCGTAGTGGTGCAGCGTTCCGATCACGAACAGACGACATCCCGGGTCAAGCTGGGCAAGCGTCTCGCCGAACCAGTTCCACAGGTTCTCGATGGCTTCCGGCGTGCGCGTGTTCTCCTGCGAGCACACGTCGTCCATGAACACGTCGTCCCAGTGCATCCCGGTGCGCACCTCGCCGACACCTGTTGCCTGCAGCGTCGGTTCCTTGATCTCCTTTCTGGTGCGCAGCGCTGACGTGAATCGTCCTTGACGCCAATCGATCCCACGATGCACGCCGAACCGTTCGCGATACCACTCTGAATCGATGATCTCCTTCGCCTTCTCGACGAAGTCCTTCGCCTGCTTGCTGGTCTCGGACGCCACGAGGATGCGGCGGTTTGGATCCTTGGCGATCAGCCAGCACACGTGGCCAACGTTGAACACCTGCGACTTGAACGAGCCGCGGGGCCACAGCACCAACTTCCACTTGTAGATGATCCGACCCTTGCTCTCTGGGTCTGGCTCGCCGCGCCACGTAATGATCTCCTGCGCGTAGCGCCCGTGAGGTTGCAGTTGCGCATCTGGTGCAGCGCCACTGTCGCGCACGAAGTCGAGGAATCCTTCGTCCGACAAGTAATACTCGCGCTCAAGACGCAAGCGCTCTTGGCGAAGCTGCTCAGGCGTGAGGGTTGAGGTCTTCACGGATTGCCTTCACGGATGCGTGGTAAGACCGCATCTTGTCGGCATCAGGGATGTGCCGACTGGTTCGTGAGCCGAGGTGTTTGATCCACGACCTAGGCACAACCTTGAATGGTGTCTGGTCGTGCTGCTGCCAGATCGCTGAGTTGTAGCCGTCCTCGCCCCACGCCATCCCGAACCGTTCGTCGAACAGCTTGTTCGGTCCGAGCTTCTCGCGCAACTGCTCGACCTTCGACCATGGCATCAGCCATGCGATCGCGGGAGTTACAGGAACGCACACCGGATCACGAGTCTCAGGCCCAGATGCTTGCTGCGCTGGTGTCGCCGTCGAATCGGTCGTCGGCGCAAGGACGTGACCATCATCAACATCGAGCAGCAGCTTCAACCAATCGCTGTTCGGCATCTCCACGTCGTTGTTGATGCACAGCACGTGCGACGGAGGTTCAGCGTGTCGCGTGATTCCGGCCTGAAAGCTCAGGTTCATCCCCTTGGCGAACCCAAGGTTCTTCCTCTCGATGAACCACGTGAACCGCGACATCGGCGGCCGCTTCATGCCCTGCGCAACGAACACGCCATCCCAGCTCGCCTTGACCTCCTCCAAGCTCAGAGCCAACTGGCCGAGCATGGTCTCGGTCATCCTGGTCATCTCCTCGTCGCCAGTTCCGCAACTCACGACAAGGATCACTTGACCAACTCCCACTTGAACTTGAGTCGTGTCGCCGTTGCTCGGCGAACGATGTCGTCAGCCGGAAGTTTCTTCAGCGCTTGCCAGATCGGCATGTTCCGCGTGAGTGATCGATCGAGATGGAACACCGATCCGTCACTGATGATGACCCCCTCACCACCAGGGAACTGGGATGGAATGCCGCCAAGCGTGTAGTGCTCCAGCCAGATATCCAGCAGGAAAGCATGCAGACCAGTCAAGGTCTCGATTGTCTTGAACAGGAGTGAGTCGCTGTAGCCGTAGCCTCCAGCAAACTCCTCGCAGTAGCCACCGACTCCCCAGAAGTCATCACGATGAATGACATACATGTTCTGGTTGGTCGTCATCACGACAGCTGGGTTGTTCGCCAACCGGCACTTCAAGTGGTAAACGCGCGGGCGATCCAGGTGAGTCGCCATCAGCGCCTTGAACGAGTCCTCGCGCAGAAGGTGGTCCTGGTCCATCGCGTAGCACCATCCTTCCGCGTGCTTGAAGCACAGATTGCGCGACCCCATGTCGTTCCACGGAATGTCATCGAGCACGCGCAGATGAACAACCTTGCCAACCTTCTCCCTGAGTTCATCAGGAATCACCAGAGGATGAATCTTGCTGCAGTCGTCACTCAGCACAATCGTCAACTTCTTCGCTGACTCATCGGACCATGACATCCAATTCCGACACTGCTCCTTGAACATCTCGGGCTGGTCGTAGTAGCTCATGCAGAGGGTGAGGTGGTCGATCACGATCATTCCTCCACGATGGACATGCGTTCACGGTAGCCGACCGGCTTGCGCCCGACGCCGTAGGTGTCGATGCCGTTGTAGACACCAGCATCGATGTCCTCGAAACCTTCAAGCAGCACGCGCATGCCGTCTGGGAGGAAGCGCCAGCAGTCGATCGGGTGCTTGTGCTCCGGGATCTCGCGCGGCGCGATCAGGATCACCCATCCCTCAGCCTTGACGATGCGTTTCATGTGCAGCACCGACGAGTGTGGATGACGATCGTGCTCCAACATCTGCCCGGAGATCACGATGTCGAACGATTCGCTCGCGACTCCAGCGAGACTGGTTGCGCAGATCATCACGTTCGGCCCCGGCGCGATGTCGAAGCCAACGTAAACGAGCCCGTGCTTCTTGCAGACCTCCCGATACGTGCCGTTGACGTCGTAGCTACCGACGTCGAGCACGGTCGATCCCTGATGGTTGCGCCGACCGAGCAAGCCGTCCATCAGCGCCAAGCTATTCTCGTGCATCGTTGTCCTCGACCGGCATCGCGTCGCCACCAACAACCTCAGCATCGATCATCTTGATCTCCTCCTTGCGCGTTTCGATCTTGCGTTGCAGATCAACCATACGCTTGATCTCTGCGGCCTGCGCATCATCGAGCTTGTGCGTCACCTCGACCTGCGAGATGGCGCGACGCACGATACCGAGATCCTGGAGCATTCCGAGCTTGTCCTTCTCGATCCGCCAGTAAGTGCCCCAATCTCCTTTCTCGACCGACCCCTGTTGCGCTCGTTGCGCAGCGAGTTCGATCATGCCGGCGATCGACGAGAGGCGGACTGAGATCACCTGCTCGCCTAGCCGGTCCGCGTATTCGGTGTAGGTCCTCGTGACATCGGACAGGCTGAGCCCGAAGTCCTGGCAGATCGTCTGCGCCGCGAACCCGTCATGACGCAACGCGACAACAAGCGCGATGCGTTGCTTGGGCATCAGGTCAGCGAACCACTTGACCCGATCGCTCGCGTCGACCTGTGCTGCATGGTTGTGCAGCAAGCGACCAAGCTCACCGAGCGACATGCTCTCCGTGATCTGACTGGGCGGCGGCGGCACCGCGAGCAGTCCAGAGTCGACGATCAGATCGATGAGCTGACTGAGATCTAGGCCGGCCGCTTGCGCCGCTTTCGTAACCAGCTCACGAGCTTTTGGATCCACGATCTGTGCTCCATCGGATCGTGGCTTGGTCTTGAGCTTTCGGGTGGCAGTGGAGGTGAGGGTTGTGAACGGCTCATCGCTGCCGCTTGACGCTTCGCCTTGATCCTCTGCGTCTGTTGGTGCCGCGTCATTCACCGGTCTGGCTGAAGACGAACTGGTCGATCTTCAGTTCGATCTCGTTGAGTTTCCTCTGAAGGAAATCGACCTCCTTGGCGATCCTCTCGCAGCACATCATCAGTCGGGCCCAACCATCAGTCGGGTTGAACTCAACCTGGAGGGACTTCCTTGCCCGATGCTCCGCGAGGAATCGTCGCACAAGAGGCAGCTCGTCAGCGGTGATCTGAATCTGTTCGGGGTTGGTCATCGTTCGAGTCCAAGGTCACGCTTCTTGATCTTCGCTACTGGCTGGTCTCCGAGATAGAAGACCAAACCTTCCCAGTCGAGAACTGCCAGCTGGTCACGCAGGCCTTCGACCGTCAGATCATCAACGATCAACGTCTCCGTTGAAGCATGACGCACGAGGGCGTGTCCTTGGCACTTCTCTGGGTTCCCCTGCACCTTCGGCCCGACCAGCTCGTAGGTCCCATCAGGCGGGATGCCGAAGTGAGCGCGCAACGCTTCGCGATGCCAGTCATCAGCAGGGTCATCGCTGCTCACCGGCAGCCATCCCTCCTGCTTGCCGGTGACCGGGTCGACTTCGGTTGCTGGCTCGAACTGGAATGGTGGTTCGCCGCGACCGACCTTGTGCGTGTAGCGCTTGAGAAGCACGCCATCGCGCACCATGCAGCACGTCCCGTCCCACTTGCGTCTAGCGATTCCTCGCTCCTTGATCGCCCGGTAAACATCCAAGGGAACCGCGATCTCGTCGGTCACGAGACTCCGGTCCGACGAGTTGCGCACGAACAGCGTGGGGATCTTCTTCACTCGTCCTCGGCCTCGGGTTCATTCACCATGTGCTTGCGTGAGGTGTTCAGAGTCACCGACCTTCGCGCTTGCTCGGTGGGTTGGTAGACGTTGACGAAGCGGACCTGAGCGATGCGCGCGTAGGGGACGAGCAGCGCACGGTGGTCAGTGCGTTTCAGCCAGCGATCGAGCAGCAGCCGATGGCTGAACTTCGGGACACCAGGGATCCAGAGCAGCGAGTTCTTCGGCGCCGTCGTGCCATCCGAGACCGCCATCAGCACGTGGTCCCCATCCTTGAACACCCGCTTGCGGATGGCTCGTCGCGGCACGCGATTGCGTCCAGGGTGGATGGGCTCATCGGTTGGTGTGTCATGGTTGAGAGACGGCGCGCCGCCGACGGGAAGGGCGTCCAAAGCAGCGGGTTGTCCCACGGCCACGCGGTTCGACTGCTGCTCAGGATTCCGTCGGCGGCGTGCCATCGGCGGGGATAGAAGCATGTCTGCTTGAGAACTTCAAGTGGATTCACAACCGATCCAAGCTCTCCGGCATGATCTCTTCCAGGGTCATCCGTTCCGGGTTGCGGGCTGGGCTGATTCCAGCCTTCCGCCCCGGTCGTCCAGGGCCGGGTGAAGGGAGCCGGGTCATCACCTCGTTGACCTCGCGCATGAGGGCGATGAACGGGTCATCCGACTTGAGGCCTCCAGGCTTGTAGGCATCTTCGCACCGCTGCCTCACTCGCCACTCGATCTGTGCCATCAACCGGATGACGTTCGTGCGTGACGCATGGAACGAGCATCGCGAGTTGAGCTGGTTCCACCGCCACGCGGCGACGGCCGCATCCAGCTCCATGATGGCGAGCCAGTTCACCCCGATCATCTTGTTCACCTGGAACACGATCCTCTCGGTCGGACCGAGCTCACTGAAGGTCTTGCCCCGGAACGGCTCCGGCAACGTGTCACCCTCCGGCATCGGCTTCTCCGCTTCACGCGCCAGAAGCCTCATCCGCTTGTTGAACTCCTCGAACTGGTTTCTCGGCATGACCCCATCCTACCTCGCCAGCTGGGGCCCCCCAACACCTATTGCACTAAATACGGTAGGGTCGCGCGGAACTGACTATACGCGTGCGTGTGTCACCGCGCGTATACGCCTGTGCGTAAGTAGGTTCCTACTACTACTACTACCTACAACAACTCTAAAAAGAAGAGAACTATAGTAATTACATCTGCTGGTATTTCTGAGGTTTTGTTCTGGTCTGCCGTGTCTAAATACGGCTCCACCGCACTCGGCTTTCTGAGCGGCGTGTTTGATGGACTGTGGGGGCACCAGCAACTTAGTGCCAATGGTTTATGGGACCCGCCCCGACCGGATCTCGCAGCCAAGTGTCCATGACATGGGAGCTCCCAAGTGCCCATGACATGGGAGCTACCACATTCCCAAGGTGAGACAGCCCATGGCATGGGGGCTACAGCGCCACAGCCCGACCTCTCCGCCGGGCCCGGGGTATACTTCCGCATGACGAACAAGAACGTGCTCGACGCCCTGGACGCGGCTGGCAAGGCGGCATTCAAGGAATGGGAGAAGGCCCTCGCGGCCTCTCAGATCGCCTACGAACGCTACTCCGCGCTCTGCGATGCCTGGAGAATCGCCTTCGACGCGATGGTCTCCGACAAGCCGTAACTCTCGATACTATCGGGACTTACGATCCGCAGGTTCTGATAATGATTGTTCAAGTTATCAGACTGATCACCAAAAGTTATCAAAAGCTACCCCAAATCGATTTGAGACTACATCGGGGTAGCGACTTGACAACCATCCCAACAGCGGGTATACTCATGCAGTTTGCAGAACGCGATGTCATTCTGATAGCGGGCAGAACGCCCTGGGAGCTCAGATGCGACGTCTGATAGTGCGTTACTACGTATGGCGATTGCGCCGGCTCATCATCAGTAGGGTGGGCCGATCACCGAAGTCATGACGACTTTGCTCGCCATCCTCCTCATCGAGCTCCTCGCCCTTGCGGCATGGCATCGATCCAAACGGCTCAGACATCACTACGAGGAGTGACATCGTTGCTCCCCGCAGTGCAATGGGTCGATTCAGCCACGGCCAAGGATCAGATCGCCATGGTCGACATGGAAGCCGACTACGAAGTGTTCACGATGAGGTGGAACGATGAGTGACACGAAACACACACCGGGGCCGTGGAGATTCTGCGGCTCTCCCTATTGGGATATCATGGCTGAAGACGGAGCCGTCTGCCGGGTCTACAACGAGAACGGCATCAACGCAAAAAGGCATCGCGAGTTGGCAGAGTTCAAAGCCAACGCCCACCTTATCGCCGCCGCGCCCGACCTGCTGGCGATACTGGAAGGCATCGTCGATTCCGGTTACGTGCCTGAGCGCCACCTCGACCCGGCCCGCGCCGCCATCGCCAAGGCAAGGGGTCGAGGATGACTAGAGGCAAGGTTTCATGAACTACCTTCAGCACGCGATTCGGCGCGGGGCCAGCCTCGTGAACGCACGGACACTTGCGCGGCACGGCTACACCGTGCTGGTGTTCGAACCAGATGAAACCACCGATCAGGACTACGCCACGGTGCAGGTTAACCGTGGCGCCTATTCCGAGATGCACCCGAACATAGTCTACCAAGGGACGCATGACGGATACGTGACGTGGACACTCGGATTCTGCGAAGGGCTTGAACCGCTTCTCCGTGGCATCACCGACGTTCGTGGCATCACCGACGACGAAGCGCATGACATCGCCATTATCGACGCCCTCGGTCCACTCGGGCAGGGCTAAGGTCCGCCCCGCCGAGCGCATCGGCGACACTACACACACACCGAGGAAACCGTGACAACGATCTATCCGCGCGTCTACCACCAAGCGCTGAACCACCTGATTCAGGTTGGCGTCTGGGATGAAACCGCCAAGGGCCGTGCGCTCTGCGCTGCCGCTCTGCGCTCACTTCGCGCACAGAAGCGCACCAGACTGCAACTCATGCATGAGCTGCGCCACATGCGCTTCATATGTGGAAGCATGCCGAGGAAGGCTAGCGATGGGGGAAGCCCGTGACAGACTCCGGCCATCGCGTTCTGGATTTGGCGCTATACGAACTAGCGCCGCTGAAGGGTCTTGGCGCCTGTCCGCTAGAACACTGGTGCCACTGCCCGCCGAGGACTTGGTATTCCCCCGGTTACCACTGCGCAGAATGCGATGGAACCGTCGTGCTAGATCCACCGCCAGCCGATGACGCGTGCGTAAATTGCGGCCAGCGCTTGGGTCGATTGAGCGCGGATGCTCATTGTTTCAATTGCCATCCGATCAGCTAAACACACACACCGAGGAACCCATGATTCACAAGGAATACAACGGCTGGTGGAATTACGAGACATGGTGTGTAGGGCTGTGGATCGACAACGATCAAGGCCTCTACAACATGCGTCGTGAGTTGGTCGCGCAGTATGACGATCTAGTGAACTACGAGCTGGCGGAGCGGATCAAGACCTGGGTCGATGGCATGGTCCCTGATCTAGGTGCCACGCTCTGGTCGGACCTACTTGGCGCTGCCCTCTCCGAGGTCAACTGGCTTGAGCTGGCTGACTCATGGCGCGAAGAGGAAGAGGCCGCATGACCCCCCTCCACTTCGCCACCCTTCTCAGTCAGCACCGCAAGGTCGCCATTGCTGGCGGGCCGAAGACGGGCAAGTCCACGCTGGTGATCGACCACCGAGCACTGCATGGTGATGGCTTGCGTCGGCCGCTGTTCTGCACTGATGACATCGAGGCCAAGTGGGAAGACGTGCCAGCGATCGCGCTAGAGAAGCTGGCGAACTACCAAGCTTGGGTCATCGAAGGCGTCCAGGTCGGCCGTTGCCTACGCAAGGGCCTGCGGCCTGATGCCGTGATCTACCTGAAGAAGGCCCATATCCCACTCAGCAAGGGCCAAAAGGCAATGGAGAAGGGCTGCCGCACCATCTACGAGGAATGGCTCGAAGTCGTGCAGCGCACTGAGCAGTTCGAGTCAGTGGACATGCACGATGACTACGAGGTGGTGACGCTGAGGTGGAGGGCTGAGGAATGAGTGAACGCGATGAGTGCCTTGAAGGTTTTTTCGGCGTGGACGGTAGCCAAGCTGAGGCGATGACCAAGCGTATCGCCGAGCTTGAAGTGCAGCGCGACGAGCTACTGGCGGCGATGGGGGGATGCGTTGAGTTCCTGCGCGTCGTCTATAACGAGGATACCCGACCAAATTGCTTCTACACCGCCATCGCCACCATCACCAAGGTAAGTGGCGAACTACAAGGGGCCAGGGCCAAGCAACGAGTCAAGCACATGATTGCTCATCACTGCGACAGCTGCAACGCCAAGGTGGACGAAGCAGAAGTCACCGACGAAAACGGCGACCTGCTTCCGCCAGCCTATCGGCTGTGTTGGAAGTGCCGCGCCGAGTATCAGAAGGCGATGCGCGAGCGCATGGATGAGGGGTGGGACGAGCCGCTCACTGACAACACGGGATGCGACGTATGATCCTCCAATACCATCACGGACTGCACGCGAAGCACCAAGTGACGATCGATCGTGGCTACACCATCCAGCACGCACACATCCTTCGCATCGTCGCCCATGACGGCGAAGGCCATCGATGGACGCTGACCGTGAACCGCGAGGATGCCAAGGCGCTGTCGGCGTTGCTGCTGCAGCTCAAGTTCACTACGCACAACGACCCACTACCAAACGCTCGCCCCAACGAGTAACTTTCTACCCTGCTGTGGCTGCATGGAGTCATGGCAGGGCTCAGGGTGGCCATGTAACTGAGGCGTGGCCACCCGTTTCACTCCTGCAACACACACCAATGGCAACAAAGAAGAAGACGAAAGCTGTCGCCTCCAAGGCGATTCTCAGGGCCTGGACCATCGGTCAGGCCTACCTCATCAGAACGGTAACGATGGCCTGGACGGGCCGTTTGGTCTTCGTCGGCGAGCACGAGCTTGTCCTCGAAGATGCTGCATGGATCGCTGATCTAGGGCGCTACCACAAAGCCACCACCGCAGAGAACCTCAGTGAGGTCGAGCCACGTGATGGCTTGGTCATCATCGGCCGCGGCTCCGTGGTCGATGCGGTGCTCTGGTTTGGACCGCTGCCCCGCTCCGTGAAGTAAGGTGAACGCCGCCCTCATGCGCACGGGCTTCGATCAGTCGCGGTCGTGGTCGCAGTCGCGGTCGCGGTCGGGGTCGAGGTCGTGGTCGCGGTCGTGGTCTCGGTCGTGGTCGCGGTCGCAGTCGCAGTCGCAGTCGCGGTCGTGGTCGTGGTCGTGGTCGCTGTCGTGGGCGGGGTCGCTGTCGCGGTCGCGGTCGTGGTCGCGGTCGGGGTCGGGGTCAAGGAGCGCTTCTAGATGACCGCCGCCATCCTCCGCGTTGGCTTCGATCGATCGTGGTCGTGGTCGTGGTCGGGGTCGCGGTCGGGGTCGGGGTCGGGGTCGTGGTCGGGGTCGTGGTCGTGGTCGTGGTCGTGGTCGTGGTGGTGGTCGTGGTCGTGGTCGCGGTCGTGGTCACGGTCGTGGTTGGGGTTGGGGTCGCGGTCGTGGTCACGGTCGTGGTTGGGGTTGGGGTCCTCCTCAAGGAGCACTTCTCGATGACCCACACCCCAACCTCAGCCGACACGATTCTCGTCTCTCTTGCTGACGATCACCCTGGATTCAGCATCCATGGTGGCCTCGCCCAAGGCGGAGACCGCGTGCATCGCATCATCAGCTCATGGCCTGGATGGCGACGCAGCAACCTGCCTGGACGCATCCACAACGGCCCCCTCTGCTCGGTCTACACCGCTCCGCTTCTCCCCTCCACAGCGCTACCGCTTTTCCAAACCAAGGAGCTGAAGGTGTCCTGGGACACGTCGGACACGGCTGCACACAGGGAGGCAAGAGAGCTAGTTGACTCGGTCACCGCCGCTCATGTCGCAAGGCCGGCAAACACCCATCACAGCACTGAGCGCCAGCCGATGTCTCATCAGCTTGCAGCCATCCGTGCGCTGCTGCTGATGGATCACTGCGCCATCCTCGCGGACGACATGGGCCTTGGAAAGACGTCCACCGCTCTGTGGGCCCTGCAGGACTTCAACCGCATCCTCATCATCTGCCCAGCATCCGTGAAGTGGAACTGGGTCGATGAGGTCACCGCAACACTGGGCGACGCCAACAAGCGCCTTCGCTTCGTGATCGATGGCACACCGAAGAAACGTGCGGACATCTTCTCCGACATCGCCTTCCTTCATGACCAAGACCAGAGCAGTGTCGTCATCATCAACTACGACTTGCTGATCGCGCTGCCCCCCACTCAGATCGCAACCCTGCGCACCTACCTCAACGGACAAGCGCTGATCTGTGATGAAGCCCACTACGTCAAATCGCGCAAGGCGGAACGCACCAAACTGGTGATGGAGTTGAGTCGGGCTGCAACAGCCCGACTTCTCCTCACCGGCACCCCGATTCGCAACACCATCGAGGACCTGTGGACGCAGCTGGAGATCGTGGCCCCTGGCTGCTACGTCAGCTACCACGACTTCATGAACAGGCATGCCGTGATGAGCCAAGTGTCCTTCGGCAACATGAAGCGACCGGTCAACGTCGTGCGTGGCATGAAGAACGTAGAGACGCTGAACCAAGTGCTCAACTGCTACCAGATCAGGCGCAAGAAAGAAGACGTGCTGAACCTGCCGCCAAAGATCCACACTTACCCTCAGATCGTGTTCGATGGGCCCATCCGCAAGGTCTACGACCAGATGAAGCAGTGGGCGACGATCGAGCTGGAGAAGCTGATCGACAACTCCGAAGACGGAGCCGTCGATGGCATCCTCTTTCAACCCCAAGCGCACTCCTTCGTTCAAGCCTTCATGCGCCTTGAACAGATCGCCCAAGGCTTCCTTGGCGGCATCCCTGAAGGCTACCTGGAGAAGATGGCGCCGCTCATCGCCAAACACGCCGAGAAGATCAAGGGACGTCCTGGTGAACTGGTTTTCCCCAAGCACCCCAAACTCATCTGGCTCCGTGAGACGGTCGAGACGATCATCGGCACCGGCCACCAAGTGGTGATCTTCGGGCGATTCAACGCTCCGCTCCAATACCTCGCCGAGGTCTACAAGGCACCATTCATGAATGGCGCGATCCCGGCAGGCGAACGCTACGACATGCTTGAAGCGTTCCAGGGCAAGCAGCATCAGATCTTCCTGTGCCAAGTGAAGATCGCCGAGGGGTTCAATCTCACGACAGCATCCGACGTCATCTTCCTCGGTCGGGACTGGTCCCCAGCGATCAACAGACAAGCCGAAGACCGCACGCACCGCATCGGTCAGAAGGGAACGGTGAACGTGCAGATCCCGATTGTTCGTAAGACGATCGAGGAGCTGATCCACCGCAAGCTACTCGCCAAGGACGCTGATGCGCAGCAGGCGCTGCGTTCGATCTCACTGGCTGAACTCAAGGAGGCACTCGCATGATCTTCACCCACATCCTGCACTATGGTGGCGAAACTCATCAGATGCGGATCATCGATGCCCCATCGCTTGAGGATGCAGAGGAAGCTGCTGCGATCTATCAAGTCAACAACGGATTCGACGCTGACGACCCACGTTGGCAACTCGTTGAGGGGGAATGGTTCCTCAACGAGGACTGGAAACCGTCTAC